TTAAATGTTTTCTGCAAGAGTCCCCCAATCTAATTTTTCTATTTCTTTTGGGATTTCTTGAGCAATTTCTTTTGCATTTTTTGCCTGTGTATTTATAACAATCTGCTTAATAATTACCGTAACAGATTTATTTTCAGATTTGCCTATACTTTTTGAAGAAGGAAGTATACTTTGTTCTTTATTATCTTTAAAAGGTGCCGTTAGGTTTCCTGCAAATTCTGAAAATAGTTTGAAAATTTCCTTTTCTTTTTCTAAAAATCCTACTTTCAGTCCTTCCAGTGTAAACAATCCTATTTCAGCAAAAACTTTAGATGGTGATTGTATTCCTAAAAAGCTTTTTATCCCGCCGACTATATTTTTAGCTATATTTTTAACTGCTTCTACTGGTTTTAAAATCATAGATTTTATTCCATTTAAAAGCCCTTCGATTATACTCTTACCTATATCAAATAAGTTAAATGTTTTAAGAAAGTTTCTTATAACTTCAAAAGGATGGGTAACTGAATATATAAGCTTGCTTCCAAATTTAACAACTTCTGCGATTAGATTTATTAGAACTGTAGCAAACTCGGCTATTACGGAAATGACAGATATAAGAGCTTTCCCTGCAAGTATTCCCATTCTTGCAAAAACCATAAATGAACTGTTGTCAGGGTTGTATTTAAATCCAAAAACTTTTGCTATCGCTTGGAAAACCGGTTCAAGAGCTCTGGCTAAATTTGAAAAAGCATCTTTTAAAGGTTTTATGACATTTGAAATATCACTGAAAGCCTCCTTGAAGCCCATCCAGAATGCTTTTATTCTATCAAGATAAAGGAAGTTATAAATTGCTTTAAATAACCCTTTGACTTTATCCCAGTTTTTATAAACAAGATAACCTGCTATAGCTATTCCTGTCAGAACCGCACCTACTGGAGTGAAAACAAAGCTAATAGCAGCCATTGTTAAACTTCTTAAAGCAATTACTGATGTTTTAATGCTATTTGTTAGTGCCATAAAAGCAGCTTTTGAAAATGTAGATATTCCGGAAGATAGATTAAGTTTAGCGATAGCAACATTAAGAGAAGGAATTAATTCTTTTTTGACTATACTGCTAAGCTCTATAATTTCCAATTTTAAATTAATAAAACTTAAAATCCCTTTTGTTATTCCCATTCCAAGTAAGCCGATAGCCCCTAAAAGACCACCTATAACCAGTGTTAGAATCCCAAATGCTCCTATTGGTAAAAGAATGACGGAAGCTAAAGTTTTATGATGATTTATGAATGTAGCTATTGGTGAAAGAATAGCACTGAAAGCCTGTATCATCATATTGAGTGGTGGTAAGAATACAGATCCTATTAAAGATGCTATGTTTTTTATGTTATTCCAGAGTAGCTGGAGCTGTGCAGCTGTGGATTTTGTTAATGCTTCAAATTCTTGTTGCATAGAGCCTGCTTGAGCTCCACTTTGAACCTCTTTTAGTTTGTCTTTCAGCCTATCAAGATTGTTTACGAGGATTTGTATTTTACCAACATGTTCAAGACCAACCCATTCTTTTAAAAGCTGTGTTTGTTTTGTTGAGTCCAGTTTTTTTACTGCATCTAATACTTTAATAAGAGCCTCTGAAGGATTTTGTTGTTTTAGCTTTAAGAATTCATCTTTAGTCATTCCAATAGCAGACAGAACATTTAAGAATCCTTTATCCATTGCTTGTGTTCTGGTTAAAAGTGTTCTGAATGAAGTTGCTGTCTCTTCTGCTGAAATACCTGCTTCTTTAATAACAGCTCCAAATACTGCTGCATATTTTGCTTCTATACCAAATGCTTTTGCTGTAGCACCAACTCTTTTCAAGATGTCAATAATATCTATTGCAGCTGCACCCATTGTATTAGAAAGGTAATTAACTGTATCTCCCACATCTCTTAAAGCATCAATAGTTGGAATAGCAAACGCATTTTTTATTTCTCCAAAGGCTTTTCCTGCTTCTTCTGGAAGCATATCAAATGCAAATGCAGCTTTAGATACCATTTCTGTGAATTCTACAAGCTGTTCCTTGGGTATTCCCATCTGGGAAAGTGAAGCAGATAAAGCAAATATCTCGTCTGTTGCTATTGGAATTTGAGAAGACATTTTCATAAATGCTTCTGTGTATTTGGACAATTCTTCTTCTGAAGCTCCAACAACTTTATTAAACTCATAAACTTGCTTTTCAAGCTGAATAGCAGAGGTAACGGGCAGAGCAAAAGCTGCTGTAATACTTCCACCTACAATGGCAAGATCCTTACCAATATTTGCAAGTTTTTTTGAACTTGCATAAAGACTTTCTAATGCCTTTTGGGTTTCTTCAGAAACTTTTTCTATATGTTTTAAAGGCTTAGATAGCTTATCAATAGCTTCAAATACAATTCCTATCCTGAATATATCATCAGCTCCAAACATTATAATCCTCTGATTATTTCTGGAATTTCTTTTATCACTTTAATTTTTGCGTTTCTGAGGAAATGTTTTCCTTTTATTTTTGTTTGTTTTCTAAGGGCAAATAAAGAAATAACTTTTTTCCTTTTGGATGCTTTTATCACACCATCTTCAACAAAAATGTTGTATCCTTGCTTTTTTAAAGCTTCTATAAAAGCCCTCGGAGAACCATACTTTTCTGTTTGCTTTTTTATTTTTTTGTTGACTGGAATAGCAAGAAACTTTGCATTTATAGGTCTTATAGTTGCTCCGTGTTCCTGTGCAGGTCCATATTCTACATTAGTTCCAACTGCAGACCAGTTATCTCCTATTTCTACTTTTATACTTCTTCTTAGGTGTCCTGTATCAACGGGAACCTCTTCTTTTGCATATTTTTCTGCTCGTATAGCAGTTTCTTTTAAAAATCTTTTTTCTTTTTCTTTGAATTCTTTGACTTTCCTGTCTAAAAATTTATGAAATTTATCAAAACCGAAAGTTCCTGCCATTATGCATTTTCCTCTTGCCAGTTATTCTCCGGATTATAATCTGTGTCTTCTGCTTCACTTTCAACCAGTTGGGGTAAGTAATCCTCAATAATTGCTTTGGCTTGTTGCTCGTTAATTATTCCTGCTGCTACAAGTTTTGAAATGCTATCAACTACATCTTTAAGGTCTTTTTTGTAAGGCTCGGGGAATTCTACTTCTGTTTCGTAGGTGCTGAATTTATAACCTTCATTGATTTCTAAAAGTTTAAGGATGATTCTATTCGCATCCTGAAGGGCTTGCTTCCATATAAGCTGTCTTCTTTTGGTTTTTCTGATTATTGGATGCATTTGTTCTTTTACTGAAGCAAGAGAGGAAGGAGTATGAGCTCCCAGAAGAAATTCTGGAGTTTCAGATAATATCACAATGTTATAGAAAAGTATTTCAAGGAAGTCTTTTAATTCTCCGAAGGCCCTTGAACTTTCTAAGAATTTAGCTTCACTATCTTCTGGAAGAAGTAATGCTTTGTTCATATCCCAGTTTTTTATCTGCTTTTCAGCTGCTTCTGTATCTCTTGTGATTATAACCGGAGTTGGTGTTCCGTGATATTTAAGATTTTTTCTTGCAGCTTCCATAATGTCACTGTAAGCCTTGATTGCTTTTATTGTAGCTTCTGTTATATCTCCGGTTCCGTATAATTCTCCTGCAAATCTATCATAGGCAATGTGAACAAGAGGAATTTCTTTTACTCTGTTAGGCTGTCTCTCGATGAGTTTATCATCTTGATAAGTTTCTATATACTCTGGAGTTAATCTTGTTGTTATTTTGGATTGAGCAATGCCCTGTAAGTCCTGATTAATTATATGTGTAATTAAAATTTCTTTGTAATCTCTTATGTCTGAAGGATTTGGGATTATGGAAACTTTACCGGGGAAGATTGTCATTATATCAATGCCGTTATTATATCCTATAAACAGGTAAGCATTCCCAAAAAGCGAAGCATCTCTGCCAGCTGACTGGAGTTCTTCCAGATTGTTATTCCAGATTTTTTGAAGTATCTCTTGAGCTTCTGAATCTTTACTTTTTACAGAAAATCCATCTGCAAAAATGAAAGATGCTGATATATTTGTTATAGCTTTTACAAAGAATTCTTCTCTATAATATTGTTTTAGTTTTTCAGGGTCAAGCTGGGAGTAATCATCTTCGGCTACTTTACTCCAGAGTGAATCAATCAGAGCTGGTACTTTTCTTAATGGAGTTTTAAATATATCAAAAAATCCCATAGTTCACCTTTAGAGAATGTTTTGATAAAAAGGTTAATTCTGAAGTGGCAGGATTATTAGGACAGGTTGGACAATTACATTTGTATTTTTATGTGTTCGATAAATTTTACTAAATTATCTAATTCAGAATTTACATCAAATTTATAAAAATTTGTATTTTCTTTGCACACATCTATTATAGGTTTTTCAATATAAACCTTACCTATTAAACAAGAGGGAACTTTGTTAAAAATAATCCACTTTTCTCCATTAGTGAGTATAGGATAAAAATTACAGTGCTTTTTTATTCCTTTGGAAATTTTATGTCCTTTACAATTTTTATAAATCTTGCATTTCTGGTAAATGTAATTTCGCAGTTGACTTAACCCATCCCTATCTTTTACCTTAAGTTGGCCACTTTCTTTTTTTAATGCCCCTTACCATTTAAATCTCTTGGGAATTCGTCACTTTTTATATTTTTAACTTCAATGAAAAGCACCAACTTTTCGTTGTTATAAACTTCTATATCTCCTTGCAACTTCTTTGAATTTCTATTTGCTCTTTTTATAATGTCTGGAGAAAAAACATCAAATCCTGCCAAACATAAGACAGGTTCAACTAAGAAAATTTGAGTATCTATTTCTGAGACGAAATCTTGATTTTTCAACTTGTTTAGGTTTTCTATTATTCTATTTTTGAGAAAACTTTTTAGGTATTTTGATTTCTTCATTTTAGTGCAATTGTTTTAATTTTTCATAAAGTAAAGGCGTATTTTTTTTTGTAATGAATAATATAGATTCATAAACTCCCGGTTCTGTTATCTGATTTTTAAATTTTTGCAGAATTTTATCGACCATTTCTATTAATTCTGGGTCTTCTGTTTCTAACGCTCTCTCCATATCGTAAATATCTACTCCAACAAATTCATCAACATCAAAATCTAAAAGTATATATTTAAGGGCGTATTTAATATCTTCTTTATCTTTTACCTTCGCCATCTCCAAGCTCCATAAAGGTTTTATTGCCTATATGTTTTTCTAATAATTTTTTTTGCTCCTGAATATAATTTAAAACTCTTTCCTTATTGGTGCTACCTTTTTTATCAACTTTAAAAAATGTTCTGATTTTAAGGGTATCTCTATCTATTATAGCTATAGTTCCTGTTTTATACTTCACAAACATATATTTACCTGTGTCTTTTAACCCTGTATCATCAAAATAAAAAACTCTGCTTGGGTTCTGTAATGTTTCTTTTAATACATCGTAAAATTTTTCTTTGTAATAAGATTTTCTATCTTCTCTTAGATTTTCCCAATGAACACCTAATATATTTGGAAGATGTTTTTTCAGTTTTATTTCTTCTTTTTCAGTTTTTGTCCACTGGGGTAGTTTGCCTTTGCGAACATCTTTTAAAACCTTCCTTGTATTCTTGATATGTTTTTTCTTTTCTTTTGAAAACTGTATCTCTTTTTCTGAAACTATGGCTCTTTTACCTATCTGAGCTGGAGATATTGCACATGTGCAGTTTGGGTGTAGTGGTATATCTCCTCCTACATCAGCTTCGTATATAATCCCGCATCGTGCTTGACATTTAGGGCAGGGGGTTTTACCACAGAGCCACTTAACTTTGTTTATTCCCATTTTTTTATAGTAATGTAGAGAACCGTAAGTATAAGCTCGTGCTGTTTCTGTTCTTGCAATTGTTAAGGCTCTGTCGTAAACATCCCTAAATACTTCATTTGAAGGAAGAGGTGTTTTTGCAATTCTTCTTGCGATTTTATAAACAGATTCTCCTTGAAGCATACCAAGAGATATTTGTTTTTTTATTTTGCCAATTAGGTCTTTAGAAAGATTATCAGAAAAAACCATTGAATAGGCTGTCAGAAATTCAATAGCCTCTTTAGGAATTAAGAAAAAGCTTTCTTTTACCTGTAAGCTTTGAGCTGATTGTTTAAAAACTTCCTTAAATGTTTCTTTTATCTGTGATATATCTTCTTCATTTGTCTTTTCTGCTATTTCTTGAAAAGCTTCTTTTAAAGTATCCGAGATTTCTTGAAGGCTTTCTTCTGCAATCTTTTTCATTAAATCTTTTGAAGGTTTTTCAAGGATATTCTGGATATCCTTTTCTATTTCTTTTAGTAGATTTTGGAGCCTCCAGTTTTGGTATGGTGTTTCTTCCTGATTTAGAAGTTTCTGAGATATTTCTTTTTGAACTTCTTCAAGAAGTTTTACATATTCTTTTGCATACTTATTCCCAGATTTTAAAAGTTTTTTCTTTGCCTGCCTTGCTTTTCTTTGGATTATATTTTGTATACTAGCCATAATACACTTTCAGGTAAGTTTTAATTGCAACTTTCTCAGTTCCTACATAGTAATCTTCAAGTTTTACAGCTATATACTGCTGATTTAAAACTGTGATAATATCTCCAGCCTTGATACTGGTATTAAATGGAAGATAAACAGTTGCGTCGTATTCTTCAGAAAATCCAAATTCATCTGTGTTTGTAGAGGTTATTTTAGAAGTGAAATATCCATTTACAGTGGAAGTATCTGCCAGAGTTATAGGAACCTTCGGGAAAGGGAGACTGTCAAATATTTTTCTGAACAGGTCTGGTTTTAATCCCATTTTGGTTCCTCTTCAGGAAGGGGAACTATCTTGACAGTTGAACCTGTTTCTTTTTTTAGCTTTTCTTTATAATCTTCAAGAAGAGTTCTTAAAGCATCCAGTCTGCTGTTTCCTTCTACTTTAAGGTCTCCTATGGAAGCTGATTGGACAGCAGAGATTTCTATTTTTATAAGCTCAATAACCAGTTTATAAAGGGCTATTTTTTCTGTGGGTTCGTTCAAAAATTCATCTGCAAGGTTTTCAGCTGTTGTCTGATCTGCAAATGGAAGTCTGATTAAAGCTTTCTGAACAAGAGCTGTTTTATCAATAGCCATAGGAAACCTCAAAGAAGAGGGCAAAGCCCTCTATTATAGTGTGATCCTAATTCCGTATTTGTTAGAGAGAACTACACCATTGTATCTTTCTGTATATGCAAGTTTTATTTCTTGTGTACCTATGTCAAAATCTCTGTCAACCTGAAGGCTTTGTCTGTGCTGGTAATACTGGTCTTTTTTAGGAATTACAAGGTCAACTGGTCCAGTAGGGTCGTAGTGAACTGTATCTATTATGTCAAAATCAAATGTAAGTCTTTCTCCTCTCTGTCCTGCTACAGTGGAGTCTTTTTTAGCCTGAATAAGTTCCGCTGCAACCTCTACTGGTGCTATAACAACTGGTTTTCTAATACTGTCTTTTTTGAGTTTTCTTAGAAGCTTAGCCCATGCGGTGTTCAGTGTTTTTATCAAAGATGTAGAATAAGCCACAGTGTCATAGTTTGTATTTTTTATAAGTGCGAACATAGCGGAAGCTTTATCAACTACAGCTTGTTCTTTAGCTTTTCTTGTAACATCCTCAATTTTCCACCATTTGTTATCCTCAAACCAGGTTCTGAGGAGTCCTACCCCTGCTGCATAGGTAATATTTTTAACTGTTACTGTTTTTACAGATGCAGCGTGTGTGAATTTTATACTTCCACCGGGTTTTAGTTCTTCAAATGAAATAGACTGTTGTCCAGATTCGTATGTTTCTGAGTCAGATGTAGACTCAACAGTTTTAAATATCTTCATCCATCTATCATCGTATTCAGGAACCACATCCTCATCAATATTAACTACCACAGGTTTAGGTGGTTTCATTGCCTCTGGAGGCATCTGTGTTGCAGCTTGAAGTTTTTGCTGGAGAAGTTTTATACCCTGTTCCCTTGGAACAGGAAGACCGTCGGGACCATAAAGACCAGCCTTCATATAACTATCTACAGCATCTATAAACTGAGCCTGTAGTTTTGGGTCAGAAAGTATAGCTGCTGCTTGAACTTTACCTTTAATTAATATTCCCATTTTTTATTTAACCTCCTTATTGTTTTTAATAAAGCTCTGGCATAAGTGTTACTAAAACGGTTGTTTCACCTGCTATCTTTTCTGCAAAAGCTTTTCCTATTTTGGGGTTGGCGGTATCAGTAGAATCGTAAGGTTTTACACCACCGTTTCCATCGTATTGGAGTAAATCTCCTGATGCTATTGCAACAGTAGGGTCTGCTACAGGAAGTTCAAAAACACCTCTTGTCATAATTATTCCTTCTTGTCCTGCTGGAATATCTGTATAAGCAACTCCCACCCAGTTTCCAACTTTTACAAGAGAATTTGCAGCTATGTCGGAAGTTCCTGTGTTTTTAATTAAAACTCTGTCGTCTCTATCATACCTAAGCATTTTCTATTCCTCCTTTAATAGGTTATAAATGGATTGTCTACTGTTTTTGTGTTGTCGTTTGGATTTGGGATAGTAAAGCCAGCCTGCATTTTTGGAAGCTTTTCTTTGAAGGTTGCTGTTAGCTTATCAACTTCTTCTTTTGTCTTTGCTACTTCAAGGCTTGCTTTTAAAAGTTCTCTTACTTCTTCAGGAACCTCAGATAGCTTTTCAGTTTTATAAGCAGATAGTTCAATCTGGAGCTTTTCAGCCTGAAGCTTCTGGATTTCCTTTTCTTTTTCCTCAAGGCTTGCTTTGAGGTTTTGGATCTCCTCATCTTTTTGTTTGAGCTGAGACTCAAGCTCTGTGTTTTTTGCAAGTAGTTTTTTGATTTCTTCTTGCATATCTAAATCCTCCTTAGATTTTTTTGCATCTAATCTTCTGTTATTTGGCTCTGCTCCTTGTAAAACAAGGGAAAGCTCAATAGGTTCAAATTCATTGATTGTTACTACTCCGGTAGCTTCATCTACAGTGTAGTTTGTGATGTAACCACCGATAGAAACTTCTCTGATAGGGGAAGGTTTCATTTTTGCCAGTGCTACAATTTTTTCCTCTGCTTTGGGAATTCTTACATAAGCTATTAGTTCACCATTAACAACTTCAGTTTTAGCAACAACTCCTATAATGTGAGTTATACTTTCTCTGTGGTCAGCAAGCAGAGGCTTTCCTTTCAATTTTTCTGCTGTGAGTTTTACAGCATCAGAAGTAAAACTTGCGTCTGTGGGTTCATAATTTATAAGAGGTCTAAATACGGTGTTTTCAGAAAGTGCCACAAATGGAATTTCAATGTATTCATCTGTTTCTTTTAACTGATATTTTTGGTCAGTTTTTGCAACTAACTTTAAGTTCTTATCCATCTTACACCTTTAAGTGGTTTTGATAAAAAAGATAGAATGTGAAGATATAAAAAGTTAGGACAGGTTGGACAGTTTGTAATATCAGTAGTAAAGGCTTACAAGTTTAACTACTTCTTCAAAGGGAATTCTTTTATTTTTGTCTTCCAATGTTAAAATCTGACCTTCCATTATTCTATGGTGAATAGTTGAACGGGAGATTCCAGTTATTTTGGAAACTTCTCTAATAGAGTAAGAAGCTTTTACTTCGCCTAATTTTTCAATACTTTTTTGTTTTATCCAGCTTTCATAATCTATGATTACTCGTCTTTGGAGATTTAATTTTTCTTTCAATTTTCTGTTTATTTTTGCCAATTCTTCATTTAACTGTTGTTTTTTTCTTATTAAATCCCATATTTCTTCCTGTATTAAACTCCCTTCCCTTACAGGAATTTTTACCCCCATAATTTATAACCTCTGACAATATCAGCTTTTTCAAAATCTACAATTTTTGATTTTTGTTATCAAGTTAGGGAGAAATTGATGTGGTTGAGCATTAGTATTGAATTTCCAGTCTTTTAGAATTCCAAATATTGCTATTTACTATAGAGATACTACCTTTTGATTTATAATCTTCAGAGGCATAAATAGCTAATGCTAAACTCCAAAATCTATCTGCGTGCCCTTTATCTGTTCTTTTTGCTTCATATTTAATATTGCCTGCTGTAGTTACTGATTTTTTAACAGAGTGTAAATCCTGTATTAAATCTCTATCTGGAGGAATTGTTATTAGTCTATCTTCAAATTTTGATTTTAATTTTGTTGCAAGTTCATCTTTTGATTTATTAGTAAAGTAAACAGGAATAACCTTGCTTCCGTATTTGTTTTTTAGTTCTTCAGCTATTTGCATTCCTATTCCTGTTTCATCTATTGCAACTCTTTTTACAAAAGGCATAAAGTTTTCTATAAACTGTAGTTGTTTACTGAAAGGCATATTTTTTAGTATCTCTAACTTTCTCAAGATTAATTTGCTCCCAATTTTTTCTATAAACGATAAAACAGTTAAATCCTTTCTTCTTCCTATGTCTATTCCTAAATAGAATTCTCCATCGGCTTTTGTTACATTTGTCTCTATGTTTTCTTGAGTGCAGGAATGTATTAGTTCGTAAGGCAGTAAATATTCGTCTTCTTCTAAAAATTCACAAAGATATTCTTGTTTCCAGATATCCTCTGTAGGAACACCTTCTTTAAGTTCTTCTATGTCTATATCTAATCCTTTGTTTACAGCATCATATATTGTTAGCTTTTGTCTGTACCATCTTGGATTATCTTGGGACATTTGCCATAGATGTCCAAAGATATCATGCTTTGTTTTGGGAGTAGAAATTACTATAAATTTATAATCTTTTTTTCTGGTTATACTTGGAAAAACTGCCTGATAAACTCCATAACCGTCTTTAAAAAAGGCTGATTCTTCCATTATTACATCACCTGAATAACCTCTAACACCATCTGGGTTAGCGGGCAAACCAACAATGGTAGTTCCATTTGGAAATCTTGTTTCTAAAACTGTTAATTCTGTATCATCTATAAATACTTTAAATTCATCAAAACTTACTTCGCTTTCAGATATAAGTTTTAAAGCTTTTATATGCATTTTTACTTTATTCATTAGGTTTTTAGATTGTCTTTCTGTTGGAGAAATTATAAGAATAGTATGGTTTTTCTTTTCTAAAGCCCTAAAGGTTGCCCAAAGTGAAATAACAAAAGATTTTCCTGTTTGCCTGCTCCACATAAGGATAGAGTATTTATACTTTTCTAATGCACTGTAAGCTTCTATTTGATAAGGCAAAAGAATTTTTCTAAATTCCATAGATTTCCCTTTTAATCATTTCCAGGAATTCTTGAGGTATGTTCTTTTCTTTTCCTTCTTTTTCAATCTTTTGAACTGCTTTTTCGAGTCTTTCTTCTCTGTATTTTTGCAGGCTTTCTAAAGACTTAGACAATCTTGAAACCGCTTGCGTAAGTTCTACCGGATCATCAAAGTCTATAGATTCAATTTGCCTTACAAATTCAAATATTTTGTTTGTTAAGATTGTGTGAACTGCTTCCATTAAATCAGTAGCAGGATTTTCTTTAAGAGCTTCAATTAAACCTTTTGTTTCCTCTGCAATTTTTTTGTATTCAAGAGCAAGCTCTTGGTGAGTTTTTATGGTCCTATGGATAGAAGATTTTGAAATATCATATCCTTCACTTCTAAGGATGCTTTCTATTTCTTTTATACTCAACTTCTCATTCTCATATAAGAAAATTATTCTATTGACCAAATCATACATTTTGGCTTTGCTTCTTCTTCCCATCTTATTCCCCTAAAAGAATTGCTTTATCTTCTATAACTCCATCCATAAGTTCTATACCAGTAGGAGTTAGTTTATATAGATTTACAGTCTGGTTTCTTATTTCTACCAATTTCTTTTCATCTTTTTCTACATAACCTTTATCAACTAAATATTGCAAACTTCTTTTTACTTCATCAGGTAATATCCCAACTTCTGCAAATGAAAAAGTAAGCGTTTCTTCCATTACAGGATAAGGATAAGAAATGTAAAGAAATTGAAGTACTTTTCCTCTAACAATTCTTTGATTATTGAACTTTTTCATTTTTTAGCTCCCTAATTGTTTTTAATATTTCATTTTTTGTATCTTCCTGCCCTCTTAAATACTCAAGCTTTTTAAGCATCTCAAAGTTTGCATTTTCTATGTTTTTTAGCCTTCTATCTAGACCAGCGGACAAATTTGCGAATTGTTCCTGTGTTACAAATTTATAAGGAAGTTCTTTTTCTAAATTATTTAGTCTTTCTGAAAGTTCGCTATGCCTTTCTTCTGTTTTTTTAGCTATATCCCTTACTTCTGACTTTATAGTTTTCAGTATCCAAAACAGAGAGCCGATAGTTCCCACTGCCTGAAATCCAGCAAGAATAATCTGTGTGTCTGTCATTTTTTTATTTCCTCCAGATAAGTTCTCAAGGGTAATACTATGTAAGGTTCTTTTCTGTTAGCTTTGATAACTAATTTCTCTGCTCCATCAAATAGATTTAAAACCGAAAACTGCTTTCGTGCTTTTACTTGAATAGAACCTATTCCTTTGACTTGTAAATCTGCTTTTCCAAAAGAACCAGCTGAACGAACAACTTCAAATCCTGCTTCTTCAAATGTTTTTTTAATCTGTCTTTCTACTCTTGAGCCTTTTGCTTTTGCTTTCATTATTTGACCTGTGGGTTTTTTGATTAAAAGATAAAACATATAGATAGGCAGTGTTAGGACAGGTTGGACAGGAAGGCTCCTCACACAGTTGCAGTATCTGTGTCTGCTGAAGGTGGTAGTGGCTTTTGCTTTGCCCAGTCTTCAAATGCGAGGATTGTTTTACCTTCCATTCGTTCTTTTTCGTATTTTACAAGAAGCTTCCTACAATATTCATCTGTTGATTGTGCTGTGCATGTTTTTGTTTTATTTGCAGTGTTTTCAGATGTATTATCTGCTGTATCACTTGTGCCAGTTGAGGTTTTCTTTTCTTTTTTTTCTTCAGGTAGTTGAGCTTCTATTAATTGAAGAGTTGCCTCTATTCCAGTGTCTGTTTCAGAGGATCTAAGATCATAAAACTGAACCTTTTTTACTCCTCTTGCCTTGCAGTGTTTATCTATGATAGTCCAAATAACAGGTCTGCCATCTTTTAATCTTTTAAAGGCTTTTTCAATCTGTTTTAACTTTTCAAAAGCAGTAATATATTCTTCATCAGCAAGACTGAATGTTATATCTACATATGCAGGTTCATATCCCTCATACAGTCTTGTAAGAGAGCTGTTTCCTTCTCCAGTGTTATCCTCATACTTGATATTTTTATATATCTCTAATCCTGTATTATCTATCGGCAAAACCACTTCATTTCCGTCTTCATCAATCAGTTTTACTACTCTACTTTCCATTCCTTATACCACCTGCAGTGTTAAGCTTTGAAGGGTTGGAAGTTCATTTGGATTCACGGCAATATCAGCTGTTGGGTTGTTTATGTTTATTTTTTCTACCCCTTCTATTTCCATTAGAACATAGTAAATAGTAGAAAGAGTTATACTTTTGCCAATAGTAAATCTTCTACTTTCGTAATCAAAAATTATTTCCTTGTAGTCTGGATTATAAATAAACAGGGCATTTATTCTTCTTTCTGCTTCGGCTTGAATTAATGCTTTATCTGGATAATCAGAATAGGAAGTTATTGTTATATCTAAATCAATAGGTTTTTCTGCAGGAGCCTTTACCAGGATATCTGCAGCTGGAGTTTTTACATCATCTATTACAGCCTGAACCTGTGAAATTAAATCTGTCGTTGGCATTCCAGAAGATGAAACTATGTATATATCAGCTGTTCCCTGCCCTCTTGGATGCTGATTATCTATATAACAATCAACAACACCATCAACAGATAAGGTATGAAATCTATAATAATCATCCGTAAATATAGATTTTGTAGCCCATACAAGAATGATTCTGTTTCTGAGGCTTTCGTCTGTTTCTTCATCTGTCCCTTCTTCAGTAAGCCAGTTTGCCGGATTGTATATCTCATCAATACCAGATATATATGTAGTCAAGGTATTTATCATTCCCTCTCCTACATTATATTTTGCTCCAGGTTTTTCAGCTTCTATCTGGACTGAAATTTCTGTCTGACCGTCTATTAATACTTTTTCCTCAATGGTTATAAACTTAAGCTCTTCTCCAAAAATGTTAGGAGTTGTTTTTATTATTGTTCCTTTTGGAATAAGTACATTTCCTGATGTGTCTGTTCTTCTAAAAAGAACATATCCTTTTGCTTTTTTTGCTGGTTTTCTTGTTATTCCAAATGTGGCAGCATGAATATCAAGCCATTTTCCTTTAGCGGTCATCACAAACATATTTGGAACGATGTGTTCTTTCACAAGGTCATACAGCTGTTTTATAGCTTCTGAATTTACTTCAAGGAGTGTTCTGTATGCTCCACCTACATTGTAGTTTGTGATCTTTGGATTTTTCTGTCTTGATAAAGCAATAGATTCTTGTAGCAATTGTTCAAATGTCGGATAATCCAGTAGGCTATCTAAAGTCTGTTTGTAGTCCATTTTTTTTACTCCTCTACTGTTTTTGAGACTTTTATGTATATGTCCTGATTGTCTTTATCTAAATCTATAATCAGGTTGATAGGGGTGTCATATTCCACTGTTTCAACTATCACTTTTATTACAAAAGTTCTCATGTCTATGTATTCTCTTACAGCTGTTGCTTCCAAAATCCTTGGATCCTTTTCAAGCTCTGTTTCAATAAGAGTTAGTATTTCAAGTTCTGTTTCCTCTGACCACTGAGCCTTAAGGTATTTATAAAGGTCTATCCCATAATCTGGATGTCTGAAATGTGAACCTTTTACTGTTTTGAGCCTGTTGATAATATCCTGAATAAGACAATATTTATCATTTACAAGAGTAATATCTCCTGTTGGTAAAACCTGAAAGTCTCCATTAATACAGTAGATATCTGTTCCAAAATCCATCGCGATATCACCCAGGTATATCTATAGGACTTGTTATAACATTTATTAATTTTTGATATTTATTAACTATTGTTGGCAAATCTGGAGCAGAGACTCCAATAACAATTCCTGCAGAATAAGCGTCTACTGGTGGAGGATTTGAAGCTGATTGTATTCTTTGAACGATTCCTCCAGAATTTGGTTCTAACATCAAAACATAAAAACCTGCTTCTTGAATATCTCCTAAAAGTCCAGTTGTAGTTCCTATAATATTGTTTAAAGCATCTATTTTCCTTTGAAGTTGATCTGCTACAGCTGTGGACTTGTTAAAAATATCTGTAGCTTGTTTATGTATTTTATCTAATGCTTGTGCTTGAGCAGGAAATACATCAGCTAAAGTTAAATTTTGCCATGTTGCCATTTTTTTATCTCCTTAATATGTTTGATTTGGTGAGGAAGTAGTTCCTCCACTATCTCCTGTATGTGTGTGAGAGTTATAAATAGTTAAGAATTCATCAACTTTAAGATTTAATCCGCCATCTGTAGTTAAAAGCCCTCCAAGAGCTGTGCAGGTTGAAGATGTCAAAACAGACCCTGTAACTGTTATACTTCCATTTACAGTTAAGTTTCCGTTAAGAATAAATTCTCCTGTGTAGTTAAATACAGTTTTAGCTTCTTTCTTTATGGTATCAGCAGAAACCTGCCATAGATTCTTTATGTTTTCTATTTTGTTATTTCCAATATCTTTAATTTCATCTTTTGGAACATTTATCTGGAGATTATCCTTTCCGTGTTGAGGAATAGATTTTCTGTAAGGAAGAATTCCATCTATAACCGGATAAGACAGACATCCATACAAGAAAGATACTTTTACTATTGCTCCTTTTTCAGGAAGGAAAAATATACCTCTGTTGTTTCCAAATCCTATTCCAAGGATAGGGACATCAGGAATAACAAGGTCAGAATCTTTAAAGTTCCCACCTTCTGTAAGTTCTATTAGTCTTACATCAGCTGAATATATACAATTCAGAAAATCAGATTTTCCTGCTACTTCATAGACTTTTTCCACCTTTCCTAAAATAGGTGGAGCAGGAATAGATACAGTCTTCTCTATTAAGCTTTTAATTTCTTCAATCTGTTTTTCAATCATAAGAAAAAGATATATCAGGGAAGGGTAAAGGTTTAGGACAGGTTGGACGGAAGGTTAACAGCAGTTAAAGTCTTATATTAAATTCTCTCATGAAATCAAACAAGTGAATATATCTAATATTAAGCTGTCTACAAACATCTGGAATTTTTATTTTTTTTCTATTTAAAGCTCCATCTGGACTTGGCATTTCTTCAGTTACTATAATAATTTCTCCTTCAATGTTATATGCTTTAGCATATGCAATAAGAAAAGCATCAGCTTTTTCTGCATCTAAGAATTGTTCTTTTGCCCTTTCTTTATAATGGTCATGGTCATTGACCCAGAGGCTAATTTCAGTATATGCTTGAAGAACTCTTTCGTCAGTTTCAGTTATTAGAATTTTATTTTTATCAATATTATTAATCCACTCAATTAAGTAGTCATTTCCTCTAAGTATTTCTTCTTTTACTTTATCGATAATAAACACATTTCCATTAGGTTGATTAATGATATTTGACAGATGGTCCCAAAATGAAGGTGCTATATCTACATTATAATAGTTCCTATGCGGTGTAATAATGCTACTTGTATCTATAATGTATTTCACTTTCCCATCCCTTTGCCATTTTCTTTAGGAAGTTTTCTAAAGTTTTAAATTTCATTCTAGTTAAATGAGAGGCATCTATAAAAGAAATAAAGTTATTATTCATAGCATCTATAAGAAGCGTTATAAAGCGATTACTTATTTTATTCTTTTGCGTATTATAGTAATCACCATATTTTTCCTTTTTTTCTTCTTTTTCAAGTTCCTTTAATCTTATCTTATAATCTTCCATAAGAAATCTATATTCATCTTCTTTAATCAATTTTAGTTCCAGAGCTCGTATCAACAAAACCATTTCACTTACTTTAAATACTTTAGAAAGTTGTTGGAAATCTTTGCTAAACTTTTCTTTAAAAGTTCTTTCTGGAACCAATAACTCAACAGCGACTTTGTTGGCTAACCTTTCTAAAGAGATGTTAAATATATCAAAATCAGTAATTTCGCTTTCACCTAAAAATATATGTGCTATTTCATGAGCCAATGTGAAAAGTTGTATAGATTTAGCCTCATTTGTATTAATAAACACAATTGGAGCAAAGTCATCTATAAGAGAAAAGCCTTTAAATCCTCTAAGTTTTTTACTATTATTTCCAAAAAGTACACTATCAAGAAAAACAAAAATACCAGCCTTCTCAGCTTTATATCTTAAATATCTAAAGGCATCTGTTCTACTTTTTACTTCATTTACTGTCCAATTTTCAGGAAGTTCAAGATATTTTCTTACAAGAGATGCAATCTCTTTTGAATCACTTAATCCTTTAGCTATACCAACATATTCCAATTTTTCATTGCCAAGTTCTTGCAGATATTCGTTTAAAAAGTCTTGCTTTTCTTTTATATCTTTTATTAACTCCTTAACTTCTATTGGAAGTTTTTCATTTGGTTGTTTTCTGAAGTAAGGAATTTCTTCTATTTCTTTGTTAATAGGTAGTTTTTCTATAATCAAATAACCAAAAGGAACATACGCTCTTTTAGCAAACTCTTTTGCTTGTTTTATAGTCAAAAAGTAATAATTTTGTTCTTTATTTTTTAAGAAATTTTCTTCTAATTTTTTCTTATCTTCTTCATCTAATCTTTCCAATACATCATGTATGTATTTTTCATTTAATCGGATATAAATTCTGCCTCTTTTTTTAAGAAATTTTTCTTCTTTAATCATCCTTTTAATGCCTACTTTACGGTTAAAATAATTAATATTAATATCGCTAAAATTCTTTTATTAGTCTATCAAGATCGTCATAAAAATTTAACCATTTCTTTAACTATTTTCCCTCATTAACCTATTCAAAACAGCTGACAGATAAAAAAAGTTAACATCAGTTAAAGGTCTAAATATCAATGCGGGTCCTGTTTCTTTTTTTATTTCTATCACTCCCTCATCTTCATATATATTAAAGTCCAAGATTTTATCCAGCTTTATAGAAGTGGTCTTTTTCTGACCTACGAATATAAATCTTTTGTTTGTTATATAGATCGATCCTATATCTTCTGTTTTTAAAACATCCTGACTGCTTGTTATTCTTCCAGTCCCTGTGTAAAATCTTACTCCTTTTGCAACTTTGAAACTTAATCCAATACCGCCATAACTAACTTTTTCTTTTTTCCATTTCTGGAGCTCGGCTTTTTGTATTTCAAAATAACATTCTTCGTTCTTTTGGAGATTTATAGGACAGGGGATTGGGTTTAGTGGCTGATTCATCATTAAATATACACTATACAAATCCTCTATTCTTTTCTGTGTTTTCTCATCAAGTTCTATATTTAAGCCTTTTGTTAACCTTTCTATATATTCTTTTTCTTCAGGTGTAACCATGTTATCTTCAAAGATTTTTCTTAGCTCATTGGATATGAAGTTTGTAACTATCATAGAGTATAACTTTTTAGCATCTTTATCACTAATACCTAAAATATCTTTAACCTTGAGGAGTGTCTCTTTTTCAATTTCTGAAAGTTCTCCATCTCTGATAAAGATTTCTATTAATTTTTTGTAAAGGTCTATCTTGTCTATGCTTATACCAAGTTCTTTTGATAGTTCTAGAAGCTCTTTAAACTTATCCCAATCCTGTTTCAATGCATAGCTATAAAGGCTTGAAAAAACTGCAGATTTGATTTGTTCTTTTTCCTGAACATTCTTAAACATATTTTTAAAGTCTATATTGCTAACATCCATAGAAATAATTTCAGAAAGCTTTTTCTTTGACTCATTAAGTCTTTCTTCTTTTTCTGCATTTTTTTGAAGTTTACGCTTTGTAAGGAAAAAGGTTGCTGGAATCGCTAATATCATTGAGATATAAATAGCCGTATCCCCTTTGACTCCAATCAAAGTAAGAATAACACCTATCCCTATATAAGATAGGAACCAGAATAAAAATCCCCATAAGATTTTCTTTGCCATCTGGGATTCTCCCTCCCAATACCAATCCTTTATAACTTGCTTAAATTTACCAATATTCTTCCTATTATTTTTATCTCTGCCTGCTGGTCTTCTGTTATTTCAATGTCATTATATTCTGGATTATCTGATTTAAAAATCAGCTTGTTTCCTTTTCTATCTTTTTTGAATCTTTTTACAAATAATTCATTGCCTATACGAAATACATAGATTGAACCTTCTAAAAGGAAGTTTTCATATTCATAGAACTTTCCGATAAGATAATCTCCAGGTTTTATGGTTGGATACATAGAATCTCCATAAGCTTGTATCATAAAAAGTCCATTTCCAGAAGATATACCAAGTATAGCCTGTGCGAAAAGTCTGTCTATTTGAATTGGTTTTGGTTCTGATTCTATAGCTTCTACACCGTTGCCAGCAGATGCATATATATCATAAAAAGATACTTGAAAGTATTCTTTAAAACTTTTTTGAAAATGCATAGAGGTTTGTAATTGAGGAACTCCCGCAAACATCTCCCCTTCTCCTGTCTTTAACCATTCCTCATTAACATTAAATTCTTTTGCAATGAGCTTCAAGGCTGGTTCCGAGGGAATCCTATCTCCACTTTCCCATTTTTGCACTGCATTTAAACTCTTTCCTATCTTTTCGGCAAATTCCCTTTGAGATAAACCTAACATCTTCCTAAGCTGTTTTATTCTCTGTCCTATATTTTCCATATTTTAGGTAGTAAATTTTGCAACATTATCCTCAAAAGTGTCCGATTCTCCACTTGGTGATTTTTCGGACACTTCCGTATAAAGTGTCTAATTTTTTACTTGGTAATTTTTTAGACACTTCAACTTAATATATATACTTGTATACAAAATCCTATTGACAAATTGCATACAAGTATATATACTTATATACAACCACATATACAGGAGGCACATATATGTCAACCACAGTTAATATTAAACAGGAAAAAATAAGTAAAGACAAGGCAGTTTTAGAACTCCACCAAGCAGGTTTAAGTATCAGACAAATATCAAATATTTTGCAAATTCCAAGAACCTCTGTATTCAGAGTAATCAAAAAGTGTAGTTCCAAAAAGGGAGTAGAAAATGGAAGAGTTGATTAAAGTTCTAATTATTGGGTTCTCCATAATAGGGGCATCATTAATAACACTAATAATAATGCTCTATGTGAAGTTCTCGAATTTAGAAGACATAATCTCTCAAAAATTTGAGAAAGAGGAAAAGAATGAGAAGTAAATACAAAAGAGTAACTATTTTTGCAGAAAATGTTCTTGTTTCCTTTCTATGTTTATCTGCTTTGAAAAATAAAATTGTTGAAATTGCCATAAAAACAAAATCTAAATATCCCTTATTTATAAGCTCTATAAAAATATCAGCAAATTTTTCCATACCAAAACCATACCCCAAAACCTCTCCTTTCTTTAGGACAGGTTGGACAAAAACATTTCAAGGAGGCTAAAAGTGAAAACCGTAGATATACAAGCACAAGTCCGAAAATACGGAAGACTAAATTTCATCAAGGGAGAACTGCTCAAAAGAGGTCTCACTCTCAAACAGTTTGCTGAAATTCTGGGTGTATCTGAAAGCTTTCTGTATCAGATGCTACACAAAGACGCCAAGTCCCGCCGAGTAGCAAAGGAAATTGAGAGATTTTTGGAAGTCCCAGAAGGTTCGCTTTTTCCTTATGTTCTGGAGCCTGTGGAAAATTCTAAGAAAAATTCTGAAGAATTTAGGAAGGAGTAGAAGATGGACAAGGCAGTCAAATTCTTAATCTACTCACTTGCTGTATCAGTTTTGGCATTGTCGCTCTCAATAGAGAAAAACAGAACTCTTGAAATAGTTTTAGGGATAGCTATTACTGCTGGATTCATTTTTAGCTATTTGGCAATAGTAAAAATCTGCTCAAGAAAAAATAAAAAACAAAATACCTACGACAATAAGGAGTTCTGAAATGTTTAAAGTGGTTTTGGAAGTTTCTTTTAAGCCTTTCTTTTCTGCAGAAACGGCAATTAAGGCAAAAACTGCAGAAAAAAGCAAACATATAAAACCAATGATAATACCAGAATTATTCAAAAGGAATTCTTTACTCACTTTAAGCACCAAAAAAACTAACTTAACTTCCATACAAAAACAATATCCTAAAACCTTTCCTGTCTTTAGGACATGTTGGACAAATGAAATCCATAAAATCAAAAATTTATAGGAGGTAACAGGTAATGGCACACGCTAACTTTGGATGGGTTTACAAAAAGTTCATCAAGAGGGTAAATCCTCTCATCTTTCAGGTGAGAGCTGGTATTTCTCACAAGACTGTTTACAGCTGGGCTCAAGATGCAGACAATCCATACTACCGCAGAGATCCTCTTTCAAAAGCTGTTGACATTTTAGACATTCTCAAAGACGAAACACCAGAACTTTTCCAGCAAGTTCTACAAGAAATACTTAGAAGATACGGCTATGTTCCAGTGAAACAAGAAAAACCTTCGGAAGATGTAAAACTCTCCAGACTTATGAAAGAGCTTAACGATGTTCCCCTAACAGAAGTAAACATTATGGAAGATGGAAGGATAACAAAAGAAGAACTACTTCAACTTCTGAACGAAATTGATGAAGCCCTTGCAGTTCTCAATGAAAAAAGAGCGATTGTCAGACAGAAAGTAATAAGTCTTAGGGAAGAGTATTAAAGGGGGCAATAAAATGGAAAGTTTAATTCTTTCTTTAATAATAGGTATAGGTATAGTTTATATGATAATAGACTTTATATTTGACAATACGAAATCTATACTCAAGCTAATTTCAGCTCTGCTTTTTGCTCTTATTGTTTCTATATCCATTTGGATTTTCAAAATGGAAAATTTATCTAAGCACAACTTTAAACACTATAACAATAGCACTTATAAAGTTGAAAATCATAAACAAAAGGAGAATTAATATGGCGACATTAATATACCAAGGTTCTCTATCTGTTTTTGGAATTTGCAATATTGCTTTACCAGTTTTCACTATAGATAGAACATTTATCCAAAGAACTAATATCAAAATTCCCTTATGTGAATTTTGTAGACACTTTATAAACTCTACCATGCCAAAACCATACCCCAAAACCTCTCCTTTCTTTAGGACAGGTTGGACAACACTAAACCAAGGAGGGTTAAGCAGATGAGAGAACAAGTTGAAAAACTTACTTTAAGGCACAGAAGACCTGATGTCTATAAACTTTTGACAGAGCTTGGATGCGAATTTAAAGGAATTGATTATGTATCTATCGATGACCTTGTTCTTGACCAGGGTATATATCCAAGAGACAAAACAGATTGGGAAAGAGTTAAGCTTTATGCTGAAGATATGGAAAATGGTGATATTTTTCCACCTTTGCTGGTAGAAGAAGAATACAAGGTAATTCTTGATGGAAACCATAGATATTATGCAAGCAAAGAAACAGGTAAAGCTATTATGTGGATTGAAAAATGGGAAGTTCCTGAAGGTCTTTACCCAGTGGTAGCTCAAGCAGTGAACACTGAAGAAAAAGAGATAGATACCCCCTTAACCCCCACAGAAAAGAAAAAAGCAATATTAAGGGATTGGGAAATATTAACGCAGTATGACAAAAAAACCAGAAAAGAGCTAATTGCAAAAGTTTTAAAAACTTCTGTTTCATATGTTGACAAGGTTTTATCTGAAGCTGGGATTATCAAAAGTGAGAAGGAGGAGTTAAAAAATAAGGTTTTAGAACTTCATAAACAGGGTTATAGTTTAAGAGAAATAGCTAAAGAATTAGGACTAAATCACCAAACAGTAAAAAATTATCTTGATAAGTGTCTAAAAAATTACCAAGGTAAAAATTTAGACACCCCTCAACCCACCCAAGAAGAACCCACTAATGAAGAAGAAAACAACTGGGACGACTGGAACGAAGAGGAAACAGAAGAAGAACCAGTAGCAGAAGAAAAACCAAAGCAGAAAAAAGATTCTTCAAAAGAAGAAAAGAAACTTTTACACCCGAATCACATACTTGAAAGAGATAAAAATGCAATCTGGGATGCAGTGATAGAAATAGAATTCCATTTCGGAGAAGAAAAAGCTTTAGAAGTTTTAGAAGAAATCTATTTCGCTTATAAAGAGAGAAAGCACAAAGGATTAACCATTTACAAAGATAGAAGAGCACTATTCGTATACAACCAAAAAAGAGGAAGCTAAAAATGGATAAGAACAAAATCCTCCAGCTCTACGCACAAGGTTTCTCAATAAGACAGATTGCAAAAATTACAGGAACAAGCAAATCAACAGTTCATAGAATTATAAGCGGTGATATAGGAAAAGAAAGAAAAAAGGGAGAGAAAAACCTCCAGATTTACAAATCTATGTCAGAGCCCACAAAAAACAAACTTAAGACCCTGCTGATAATGAGAACTGAAGAAAAAGGAACCAGCAGAGTTCTATCCTATTCTCAAATATACGAGCATATCAGGATTAATTTACTTGCCGACAATGTCAAGCTCAGTAAAAAGGCATTTTACGAATTTTTAGACTACTTCATTATAAGAGAATTCGGCTCTCAAGAAAACCTTGAAAAACAAAGAAGACTCAAGAAAGAAATCTCAAAGTTTGTCCAGTCTAAAGGAACTGTCAAAAGAGAAGTGGGTCTATGGGAAATAGATGCAACAGGCTATCAGTGGAACGGTAAAAACTACTCCATCATGCAGGTTGTTGACACCTTCACTGGCTATGTATTTCCGGCAATGATCGTTGAAAACAAAGAGAAAAACGCAAAACACTACAACAAAGCATTCAACTCACTTGATGTTGCTTACTATCTGATGACACTTTTTATCCAATATGGAGTTCCAAAAGCCATTAAGTCTGATAACGAAAAAATCATTAAAAACGACTACATCATAAATGCTTTAAAAGAACTTGGTGTTCAATATAGAAATACAAAATCTTACAACCCATCCTCAAAAATCATAGAAAGATTTTTCAGAAGTCTGAAAGACATGGCAAGAACAATAAGAGCTACAGGATTTGAAGGAAGTATGGAGGATTTATGGTATCTATCAATTGAACACTTCAACAAAGAATCTCATAACTTTAAACACATTCAAGGAGCATTCTCACCACTAGAGTTGGTCAACTCATACGGACTTGGCACAAAACAGGTAGATGAAGAAAACATCAGAATGGCATTTGCTGAAAGGTTTGAAAGAAAGGTTATTAACAACCAGATAAAAATAGACAATCTCATTTACGAGTTCATTTACAACAAAACAGAAACAGATCTTGGCAGAAAAAGAAAAAATCTGCCTGTTATAGTTCTCAGAGACCTTGAAAACATAACGAATCTATTTGTTTATCACGCAGAAACAGGAGAGTATTTAGGAACTGCTAAGCTAATCAGCCAGCCTGCAGACCTTGAAACTATCAAAGACAAACAAATCAAACAGAAGCAAAAACGCATCCAGAAAAGAATACAAAAACTCGAATCAGAAAAAACAATTCTCGAAACTGAAGCTATTCAAGAAGACCCTCACAAAATAGAAATACCTACAGAACCTATACTTGATGAGTTTAAAGAAAACATAAAGCTAGAAGAAGAACATCAAGAAGAAGAAATAGACTTCCTTTCAAAGCTTTTATCAGAGGAGGAGTAAAAGATGCAAGTAAAAACACACGCTTATGAAGAACTTGAAAAAGTAGTTTCAATGCTTCGTAAAACAATAAAAGATGGCAAACAAGGACTTGCAGTAATATCAGCAAATTATGGAGTTGGAAAAACTCAAGCTGCAAAGATGCTAACTAAACAGTATCCAGATGTTTTCTATATGAAAGTCTCTCAAACTCTTGATACACCTTCAAAGTTTACAAGAGAACTAGCAAGAGTTTTAAATTCGGCTATTTCTAGAAGCTATCAGGAAACCTTAGAGTTTTTAGCAACCTATTTAGAAGCAACAGGGCAAAATCCTATCGTAATTTTAGATGAAGCCCAACGCCTATTAACAAAAAGAATTTTAATGGGAGAAATAAAGGATATATTTGAAGAATTTCCAATCAGGTTCGTTCTACTTGGAGACCTTGACCTTTTAAAGCATATAGGGAAATATCCAGCCATAAACAAAAGAGTAATAATAAGAAGGTCCTTAAATCCTCTCTCAGAAAAAACAATTAAGGAACTGGCTTCTGCATACAACATAAAAACAGATGAAAATCTACTCAAAATCGCAAAACAAAGAGGCTGGACCACAATAGAAGTAGATAGACTTCTCTATTACGCAAAAGGTATGAAACTCCAAAATTTAACAGAAAAAGAAATCAAAAAACTAATGAAAGCAGTAGAGGTATCACTATGAAAAATGTAATCTGGTCTTTTATGGTAAGAAGAAAAGTTTTCACACCAAAAGACATAGTAAAGGATTTAGAGGAAACAAAATACAAATATTTAGGAAAAAGCTTTATTAGAAATAAAGTTAGAGATTTTATAAAGCAACAACTATATAAGGCTACAATCATTGCAGTATCAGAAGGTATATTTGCCTTAAAGGATTATGCTAAAGATTGGGAAAAATACATAGAAAAAAAGAAATGTGCTGTATGCAATAAAGATTTTATCCCATTTGAAGAAAAACAAATCTTTTGTAGTCAGAAATGCAAAAAAGAATATTACAAGCTCTATCACAAAACAAAAAGACATCGTGGAAAGAAAAGTAGAAAATTCCAAAGCTGGCAAAAGTGGGAAGAAGAAAGGCTAATAGAAGTATTTAAACCAAATAACTACAGATTTAACAAACAAAAAGCAATTCAGCTTTCAAAAGAACTTGGAAGAACTGAAGAAGCAATAAAAGAAAGATTAAAAATCATTAGAAGAAGATTAAAAGGAGTTGTGCTATGAGACACGAGACAATTCTTAAAAGACTCATAGATATAAGGAACTCCAAATCAGGTAAAGAAGCAAAGAAAAAATTAGATGAGCTTATCAAAGGTCTTGAGGTTTATATAGAGGAAAAGAAAAAAGACAAAGTAGATATAAGGCATCTTATGGGCTGGTATTTACAGCTTTGGAATAATGAGCCCCCAGAAAAACTTATGTCTGTAAAGTATCAGGCAGTTATAGGGAAACATTTAAAAGAGCTTGTAAAAATCTATCAGCAAAACAATGAATCCATAGAACAGTTAAAAGCAGATTACGAAAAATTCAAAGAAACACAGAAAAAAGGCTCTAAAGGCATAACCCAATTTAGAGCATTACTTCCAGCAATAAAACAAGCTAAAAATCAAACAAAACAATGGACATCTCCAGAAAACGAGCGAGGAGATGATTTTTATAAAAAAGCAGTGGAAAAACATATAGACAAAAATTTCCCAGAAGAAATAAACCTAGATGATGAAGATATAACTCTATAACGGAGGAACTGTTATGAAAATCTACATAGCAAACACAAAAGAAGAAGTAAAGAAAATGTTTCCAGATGCAGACCTTATTTTAGAAGGATACAAAGAAGACAGCGACTGGAGCAAAGAACCAGAAATAACCCACTTTTATGTTTACAAGGACAACTGCTTAATGGCAATTGTTAGAAAACCAAGAAAAAAAGAAGAAATTAAATCAATACTTTTAGAGGGAAAGTTTCCAGTTTCTTTTGTTGAAGAAGTTTTTACGCCAAGAAAAACATCAGTTTTAGGCAAAATACTACAAGCCCCAGAAAACAAAGGACTTGTAGCAAGTGGAAAAGCAGGAATAGGGAAAACCTTTTCGGTAATTTTTAAAATAGCAAAACTGATTAAGCATTTCAAGATAAACAGGCCTTTATATATAACCTTTCAAGATGTAAATGCATTTAATATGCTCTACAAAGAAAGGGATTTATCAAAATACGATGCAATTTTTATGGACGATTTAAACAAAAATCTAGGTAAACTAGAAAAGAAACTAGCAGAAACAATAATTTTCCATATTTACAACAGTAAAAATACAAAAAAACTATATATCACAACAAATCAAACAATAGATGGATTGTTTGAATTCATAAATGAAGAACCTATTAAGTCAAGGATTTTAGAAATTTGCACATTACTAGAACTAAAAGAAAACAAAGATTTAAGAATAGCTGTTGCATAGGAGGTAAGTAATCATGCAAAGTAAAGATTTATATATAAAACAGAAATTAGCAGAAAAAGGCAAATTTGATTATTCAGAAGAAGAATTTAACAAGTTAAAAAAAGAATTCATAGACAATCTCTTCATCTATAAAGACAAAGAAGAAGCATTTGAAGAAGCATATAAAAAAGTCTTTGGAGGTAGAAATAATGCTTGAGTTTGCACAAGGAGTATTTATAGGAGTTTTATTTTCATCACTGGTTTTTGCAACTGCAGTAATGGTTCTATACGACTTGTGGCAAAACGAAAAAGCAAACTATAACCAGCTTTTAAAAATCTCATTAAAAGAAATCTCTAAACTCAAAAAAGAAAATGAACAAAGTAAAATCGTCAAATTTTCAAAAGGAGGTTAAAAATGCTTGAAAAAGTAGGATTTTTTATTGGAGGAATGCTTTTTGCTTCTATTGGATGGGGATTTTTCACAATGGTTCTATGGCATATGTATTTAAATCTTGAAAGAGAAATTGAAAGATTAAGACAAGAAAAATCAAAAAAACATTACAAACTTTTGTAAGGAGGTAAAACCCAATGACAAAATACGAACTAGTTAAGGCAGTGTCAATTAATACAAAAGTTGACGAAGAAACAACAAGCAAAATAATAGAGGAAACATTTCAAACAATAGCTAGTGTCTTAGAAAAGGGTGATAGGATACAAATCCCATTTTTTGGCACATTCTACACAAAAACAAGAAACGGTAGAACCACAAAGCTAAACGGCAAACAAATTAAAATCCCATCAAAAAGAGTTGTAGCCTTCCAAGTTAGCAAAGCATTAAAACAAAAAGTTGAAACAAATATTGTTTAGGAGGTAGCAAATATGTTTGTAAAACTAGGAGATGATTCTTATGTAAATTTGAACTATGTAAAAGAAATCTATCTAGTCGAGGAAGAAAGTTTATATTCCCAAAATCTAGGAAAATTTTGTTGGGTTTTTTCTATGGGTAAAGAAGACGGAAAAGTTTTAGAAGTAGAAAGTCAATATTTTGAAACCACAAAAGAGGCTTATAAATGGTTTGAAGAAAATATTAAACCTATTTTGGAAAAATTAAACAACCAGTAAACAAAAGAAAACAAATATCGTTTAGGAGGAAAAGTGAGATGAACCTACAAGAATTTATCCAGCAAACATTAGAAACAGTAGAAATGCCACAGCCAGAAAAGGCAGTAAAGCTCTTATCATTTGCCTACATCCAAAAAGCAAACATAAAAAACAAAATACTACAAATAGAACTAGAAAACATAGACCCAGAAAGCAGAGCATCAATTGAAAAGCAACAGATGAAAATAGCAAAACAAAATGAAGAATACAAAGAATTACTTATGCAACTAGAACTATTAAGAGCAGGAATAAACGCATTAGAAATATTTTTAAAACTACATCAAAAAAATTTACAGGAGGTAATTTAAAATGGAAAAAGCAATTACAAAACCACAAAACCAAGCATTAGAAAGACAAGCACCTTTAACCACATTTCAGGATTTAGGACTTGAAAACTGGACACCAGAAGACATAGTAATTCCAGTTTTACGGATTGTTCAGCCAACAAGTCAATGGGATGCAGATGCAGGCACATTTTTTGACGCTCAAACTGGAGAGGTTTTCAAAGAAATAGAAGTAGTATTCGTAAAATCCTCTTGGGGAAGAGTAAAATTCAAAGATGATATTTCAGAAAAAGGAATAGAATGTAAATCATCAGACAGAATATTTCCATCAGTAGAAAATCCGCCAGCCCCCGAGTGTAAAGCGTGCCTATATTCAAGATGGGGAGCTGACGGAGAGCCACCAGCGTGCAAAGAAACAATCAATAATATAATTTACCTTATACCAAAAGAAGCCAAAAGCCCATTAGACGGAGTGCCTTATCTATTTAGCGTTCACGGAGTTAATATAAAGCCTTTAAAACTAGCATTATCAAGCCTAATCACAAGAGGAAAACCAATATTTTCGAGAGTATTTAAGCTTACTTTAGAATTAACCAAAAACGAGAAAGGTAAATTCTATGTAGTCAAATACACACCAGATAGATGGTTATCTCCAGAAATAATCAACGAATTTGCAAAAATCTCATCAAGCTATTCAAGAGAAACAATAGACAAATCCCTAGAAAAAGCAGAAGAAGAATGGGCAGAAAATCAAGAACAAAAGCAAACACCAGCTGAAGAAGTAGCTCAAGAAATTCCACAAACACAGCAAGATGCAGAGGAAGAATTAAGACAGGAACTAATTCAAAAACTTAGAACAGAAATTAAACAAAAAGGATTAATCCAGCAAGCAAAAACACTACTACAAACAAAATACAAAAAACAAAAACTAGACCAGCTAACATTTGAAGAATTAAGTCAGTTTTCAGTAGAGCTAATGCAAAACGGCTGGTCAGACGAGATATAAGCAGTCCGAGCCTGACGGCTATCCTCCCATGTATCTTACCTCCCTTTAAGCCCTCCATATCCCCCTCGAAAGAGGGGGGCTTTTTTATGTCCAACCTGTCCTAACAATCTTAGTGTTTAAAAATTAACCTTTTATCAAAATAAAATTAGCGAGGTAAAAATAATGGAACTTAATCTGGAGTATTATGGAGAGAATTATTCTTTCAGGTTTTCAAAGCCTTCAGAAAAAGACCTGAACGCATTTATAGAACTCAACAGAAAAGGCAAAACAGAAAAAGCCTCTCATCTTTTAATCTTTTCATCTGTTGATCCAAGAGATAGAGCAAAATTAAAAGATGCTCCACAGATAATAAAAGATAAAGTTGCCATAATAATAGGTCAGTATTTAGGGCTCACAGAAGAAGAACCCTACATTGAAGATGAAAAGTTATTTATCCCAGTTTATGATCCAGATATAGAAATTGAAATGTTTGAACAGTTTTCTTTGAAAGAGTTCGATTATGAAAAAACAAAAGAAATACTCAAGAATGCCCGTGGTATAAAACTTATAGAAAAAATGAAAGAGGTGATATTGGACTCTGTAGAAGAATCACAAAAAATGAAAACACTATTAGAAAACTATCCACTACTGACACTTAGGATATTCCCTGTTCTCGTAAAAACTGTTGAAGAAGAGGTAAAAGCCCAAATAAAAAAGTCAGAGAATACGCCACAAGAATAGAAAGCGATGGACTTTTGTTTTTGGAAACACTAATAATGAAATACTTCAATAAAAAGCCATCCTCTTTTGAAGAATTAGAAGAGCTTGGAGGAATGGCTCTTTTCCTTTATAAAAAAGAATTTCCGCAGGTTGAAGAATGATATATAAACCTAACTTCAAACTTATTGTTGGAGACAAAAAGGAAACTCAAAATCTTCTGGAGTTTAAAATTTTCCAGTCTGCAAGATTCCATACTCAGTATTGTCAACTTAAAGTTTCCAAAATTGAAGCAAAATTAGATGACAGGGTGGAACTTTATCTTGGATATAAAAAGCTCTATCCAGTCTTTAAAGGTTATGTTACAGATATTTCAAACAAGAGAATTACATTTATAAAGGCGAAAGATGAATATATAAAACTCATAAACGAAAAAATTACAAAATCATTCAATAAAGTAACTCCCAAAGAAATAATAAGTTCTATTGTTAAACATAAGATAAAATTTACGAAAAAATCATTTATCCAAAAACATCATTTCCCTATATGGAACGAATCTATAGACACAGCTCTAAGAAGAATCCAAAAAACATGGAATCTTAAAAACTTTATCTGGTTTTTTGATATAGATGGAATATTTCATTTTCATGAATTTCAAAAAATATATGATTATCCTTTACATATAGACGAACAACTTATTAAAATTTTCACACCAAGAAAAAACTATTCAGAAATTATCTTAACAAGACCTTTATTTGATATATATCCTCTTTATGGCATTAAAATATTAGGAAAAGATTACATAGTAGAAACCGTAATCCACACATATGAAAACCAAAAACTAACTACCACGCTTTATCTGTCCAACCTGTCCTAACTTTTTCGCTTTTCACATTCTATCTTTTTTACATGATTAAAATGCCAAGTAGTCAAGAGATTTTAAATATGTTAGTAGCCGATTTCTCTCAGATTATCAATACGACAAAAGCTCATAAAGGATATGGACAACATTCTATAGCTCCAGCACTTGCTATTGAGTTTGCAGGTCAAAATATAAAAAGGAACAGAAAAAGATGGAGAACTACTGAAACGGAGGCAGAAATAACAATCAGATACAAAATAGATGATATTATCTACACATTTGAGCTTAACGCTCAGATTTCAGAAAACCAGATAGACCTTTTAGACCAAATTGTTTCTTTTGTTTTGAATAATCCATATAAAACAGATTCAAATGGAGAACAACTTGAGCTGTCTATAACCCCATTTGAATTCCAGGAAGAAACAGACAAACAAGGAATAAACAAATATAGAACAGTTTTAACAGTAAAAGGTATATCAGTTTTAGACAAAAATTATCCCAAAATACCAGTTAATACGGAGGTTATATTCTCATGAAAGCAAAAGAAATTGCAGAAAAACTTTTAATTAAAAAAGCAAAGATAAAACAGGGAGATAAAGAAAGAGAAATCGTTCTAAAAAACAGAATGCACATTTTTGAAGGAATGAAAGTAGCTTTCAATATCAAGGATGATGATGAAATATCAGAAGGAAAATTCAAAGAAATGATGGATGCATTTCTTGAAAGTAAAAGTCATGAACTTCCCAACTTATCAAAAAAATCTGAAGAAGTAGGTGAAGATATCGCCACAGGAGCATTAGTAACTAAAAGGAAAGGAGGCAATAAATAATGATTAGGGTAGAAGGACAAAAATCAGCATTACCAGATGTTGATGTTCTTTTTTATGACGGGGCTCTTGGAAGAATCCCTGCTACAGGAGATGGCATAGCAATAGCAGTTGGTGTAAAAGACACTTCAGGAACTGCAACAGCAAATCAGGTTTATAGATTGTTTCTTCCGAATGATTATGAAAAGGCAATAGAGCTATTCGGTGGCACTTTTGCAGACAAGCTGCTTGATGCTGTTTCAAATGGGCAGGGAATAGTTTATGCAATCTCTGCAGCTTCAAACACATCTGCTGATATACTCACTGCAATAGAAGCGGCTGTCGATCAATCCCTTGTAAATGGAGATGCACTTTTTGAATACATAGCAGTTTTAACACCAGTAGATAAAACGCTTGCAACATCAATAGAATCTTATCTTTCTTCCCTCGTATCAAGACACATATATGTATGGGCAATTGTAGAAGCAAGAGATAAAAACCCAGATACCACAGTTGAACCGGATTACGATACTTATGTGACAAACCTAATAAATGAATGGTCCGGTTTTAATGCTTTAAGAACTTTTGTTGTTGCTGCTTATGCAACTTTTACAAACATAAAAGGGAATCAGGGACACAGAAATGGTCTTGGTTCTATAATGGGGCTTATTTCAAGAGCCAAAGTCTCTCAGGATATTGGGGAAGTTGGAGCATTTTCTATTAAAAATCTTGTTTCACTTCCAGATGGTCTTACCTATTCTCATATCTATACACTTGACCAGGCAGGATTTATAACTATCAGGACTTATGATGGGTATGCAGGATACTACGTGACAAATCCTGTTGCGATGAATGATCCAACTTCTGATTATCACTTTATGTATGCAAGAAGAGTAGCTGATAAAGCTGCAAAACTTTCCAGAAAAGCAGTAATGAAATATCTAAAAGGTGAAATACTTCCACCAAACAATCAGGATCCTTCAAATCCTGTGAAACCCACAAAGTCTCCAACTGTTCAGGAACTGAAGGCAAAAATAGAGCATGCGTTAAAAGTAGGAATGTATGACCAAAAAGAACTTTATGGATACAGAGTATATATACCTGAAGGTCAAGATATCTGGGCATCCAGAGAACTAAATGTATACACAAAATTAATTCCAACACCACATATGGACTGGATTGAAATACATCAATCCTTTGAAAATCCACTTCTTGAAATAGGAGGTTAATGAGAAATGGCTAATGTATTAATTAATGGAAAAGAATACGACTGGAGTTCTGTTGAGATAGGAATAGACGATGCACCACAAGAATTGAAAGACCACATAATAGCAATTGATTACGAAGATAAAGAAAACATAAAACCAAGATATGGCAGAGGGAACACACCTATCGGATGGACAAAAGGTAAATGGGAAGGCTCAGGGAAAATTACCTTAACAAGAACCGGATTCAACATTTTAATGGAGTGGGTAAGAACCCAGGGTAAACAGAGAGTTTCCCAGATAGCTCCTTTCCCTATAACTATTTCCTATCTTGATGATGAGATGAATGTAACTGTAACTGATAAGCTACCATCAGTAAAAATGGACAATCCAAAAACAAAAGCAGCAGAAGGCGATGAAAAGGTTGATGTAGAAATAACTCTAATTCTTTTACAACCAATTGAGTGGGGTGCTAAAGCATAATGATTGCAAACTGGCTTTGGGAGATTTCTCCCACAAGCTTTAAAACAGGGAGCAAAGAAAAAACAGAAAGAGATGTTTATAAACTTTATCAGGTTTGGGAGCCTAATATTGAAAACTTTAGGCAGCATGCATTCAAGGTAAGAAGGCAGAGATTTCCTCAATTTGCAAATTCAAATGCTTTATATCTGCTTGGCAAAGAAAGAGGTTTTAACAGGTTTCAATCGGAAACAGATGAAGAATTTAAAAATAGGATAATAAATGCAATATCTTGGTACGAAAAAGCTGGAACTGTAAAAGGGATTAAAGAAATTTTATCCCTTTATGGATTTGAAAATATAAAAATAATACCGGTTTTAAAAACAGACCCAAACAGATGGGCAGAGTTCAGGGTAGAAGCAGATATAAGAAATGGGGTATCTGAGGAAAAATTTTCACTCATTTCAGAACTCCTCCCAAAGATTAAGCCTACCCACGAAGTCTTAGAAAAATTGATTATCTACCTCACTTCCGATTTCAAACAAAACAGAGCAGCAGCTATGCTTTCTGGACACGATATCACAATCTATCCATATCAGGTGAGAGAGCTGCAGCTTTTTGCAAAAGACTATATGGCTATTGGTTATCAATCTGTTTATACCACAACAGTTTATCCTCAAACACAATAGGAGGCTATAAATGGCAGTAAATGAGCAGTATTATACGATTTTGACATCATATGGGAAACAAGCACTTGCAAATGCACAGGCAAGCGGGACAGCTGTCAACTTGGTGGAATTTGCTGTTGGAGATGGGAACGGCAGCTATTACGCACCAAATGAAACACAAACAGCTCTTAAAAATGAAGTTTATAGAGCTTCAATAAACAGAATTACAACAGACCCTGATAACCCAAACTGGATTGTAATTGAAGGGATAATTCCCGCAGACCAAGGAGGCTTCACTATCCGTGAGATAGGGATATTCGATGATCAAAACAATTTGGTTGCAATAGGAAACTATCCAGAAACATACAAGCCTGTTCTCAGTCAGGGTTCAGGCAATGATATGTATATCAGATTCATAATGGAAGTTGAGAATGTAGACAGTGTTCAATTGAAAATAGATCCTGCAATTGTTCTTGCTTCTCGTAAATATGTGGATGATGAGATAACAGCTCACGATACAAGCTCAACAGCTCATGCAGATATAAGAACAGAAATAGACAACATAAAAAATGGAAATACAACTGTTGGAAATGCAGATAAACTTGATGGATTTGATGCATCTGCTTTACAAAAAACATATTCAAAAATCACTGTAGAAACAACTTTTCCTACGTCTCCAAATTATGGAGACCTGATATGGCGACAAGATTTGTTGAAACTATATAAATATGAAAATGAATGGGTTGAAATTGATTGGCAATCTATAGTTAGATCTACCCCTGATTACCACTTTGGCAATCTTAGAATAAATGCCGAGAAACTTGAGATAAGTCCAGATGGAATAAATTGGTATGAATGTATTCCTGCTGTAGGAGTTGATACAATAGAGATAGGAACAATAGATAATACAAATTATCAATATCTATATTTTGTAGCACCGGGAACTCAAGTTATTATCAAAAATGCAAATCACATTCCTATTGTATATACTTCACGTACATCACCAATATATCAAGGAATTTTCTACAGTTTACAAGCTGGTTTATTAGGTTCTTTGGGAGGACTATATCCGTCCAACATACAAATTAGCGATGGTTGGTTTATGTATTTGCATGCAAGCTCTACAGGTTCAACTGTAGCATCAAGTTTATCAAATCTAAACTATTTCCCAGTAATCGATACAGACCAAAATGGAGAAATGTGGGGGCAATTCTCTATAAAGATAAGACCTGACTTAGTATGCCATTCAGAATTTTTAGGACAAGGTTCACAAGGAAATGTTCTTATAATGTCTGGAAAAGGAACTGCCTCATCAGTATCTTACTGGCTTGGAACTTGGGTCAATTCAGATGGTACAAATATAGTAGTTGACAATTTATCCTTAGTAAGGAGGTCTTAAAATGGCTTATGCATGGATCGAGAACAATAGAATATTCGTAAGTAAAAATAAACCCCCTATTGAAAATGTAAATATATTAGAGGTTCCAGACAATACTCTATCATTTTATTTAACTATTGATAATAGAATTCTAAAATTTAAAACTCAAAATGAATTGCTAAGTGCAATTAAAATACAAAAGCAGGAAGAACTATTATCTCTCGAAAAGCGAAGAGTTAATGAAATTCTTGATAAATATAAATATTTATCACTTGGTGATTTACAGTTTTACGCAAATCAAAACGATACAGAAGCAAAAGCTCTACTTAATTGGTATTTAGCCTATGATAATCTCATCTGGTCATACATAGACAACGACCTTTCAGCATTTACAAGCGTTGACGAACTGCTTGCAGTAGATATGAAAAACATTGAAGAGCAGACATTCAATCAAGCTGTTCAAACAGCACCACTGCCGTGAGGTGAGGAAAATGGCAAGTAGAAAATTAGAAGATTTACACCCAATAACACAACAAAAAGCAAGGGAGTTTCTGAAATCGGCAGAGGAGCAAGGCATACAAATTTTAATCTACTGCACCTACAGAAGCCCAGAAGAGCAGGAAGTTTTATATATGCAAGGCAGACTTGAGCAATTTGGAATAACACTTGAAGAGCTAAATGAGAAAAGATTAAAAATAGGCTTATGGAAGCTAACAGAAAAAGAAGCAAAAAGAAAAGTTACTAATGCCAGAGCTTGGCAATCTTTTCATCAATACGGATTTGCCTTTGACTGCGTTCCCTTGTCTGCAGGAAAACCAGACTGGAACAACAAAGAAGCCTATCAGACGCTCGGACAGATAGCAAAACAAGTAGGATTAGAATGGGCAGGAGAATGGAAAAGATTTCGTGAAATGCCCCACTTTCAAGACACAGACACTTATACAAAAATCGTTAAAAGAGGCAAGTAAAATGTTTAACCTCTTATCAATTATAGGTACCATTGTGGATAAAGTAGCAAACATTATAGACCAAACAGTAGAAGATAAAGACTTGGCTGCACGAATAAAATCACAAATACAACTAACAATACTTACAAAAGAATATGAAAATATAAAAAAAGAATTAGAAGCTAAACGAGATATTGTCGTTGCAGAAGCCACAGGGCACAGCTGGCTCCAAAGAAACTGGAGACCAATTACAATGTTAGTTTTTGTTTACATCATAGCACATAATTTCATTATTGCTCCTTTATTCAACCTGAAATATCTTCCTATTCCTCCAGACATGTGGGAACTATTAAAGCTTGGAATGGGAGGATATATCATTGGAAGAACAGTGGAGAAATCAGGACCCATAATCGTTGAGAAAATTTCTCAGGTATTCAAAAAAGGAGAATAAGCAATATGTTTTATCTGTATTTTCCCCTACAATACTTTTTAATCGTCTTATTATCCCCTGTCAGATGGATGATAAATCTGATAGTTAGAAATCTATGGACGGATTTTGATTTTGATATGAATAAACTAAACCATAAAGCAAAAGTAAATCTTAAAGAATTTGCAAAACAAACAAGAGAAAGACTTATTAACAACATTGAAGACTTAGTTTTTCATGGGGATTCAGCGAAATTTTTATCACTTTTGCTTGTCTCAACTAACGATGAAAAGGTTTTAAAAGCATTCAAAAGCTACATAAAAGACGGAAAGTTTTTCAGAAAGCCGGGGGTAATCACAAAAAAAGCATTTAGCGGAGATATGTTTGCAGGATATTCTTATGCCCTGCTTGATTTGTTTTATAAAAGAGAACTTGATAAAGACCCTGAATTTAAAAATGAATTAATAAAAGTCCTTGAAAACTCTATTTTTAAAAAGCCTTACTTCCAGATAAAAAGTTACAGTAAAACAGCAGATAGAGGTTATCTAATTAGATGGTTCTTTGCGAATGCAGGTCATTTTTTACCGGTTCTTACGCTCCTTCAGCTTCTTTGGAGACTAACAAGGAAAAGAAAATATCTTCTATTTTACTATGCTATATTTCCAATTGCCGCATTAGATATCATCATAAACCCTACATTTGCAATCAGATTTAAAAACTATAGATATATGCAGTGGTATTATATTCATTCAAACTTTCTCTATTACCAAACTCTTTTCAAAATGACGGGCAATCCTGTTTATTTATATGGAATGAAATTTATGCACAGAAGATTTCCTTTCAATCCGGAATTTGCTGCAGTGATGGGAGATTTTGAAACTGCATATATGCACCTGACTGATTATACATATCAATCAAAAGAACATAATAAAAAAGCTGAGCTCAAATTTAAAAAAAGAATAGTTAAAAATTTAAAAGATGTAATAAGAAGAAGACCTGCCGAGTACGAGGAATTTACAGAGATCCTTCCCCCAAGAACACGCAAGAATGACTATCAATGGGAAAAATCTATGGATTGGAACGAATGGAAAGATACCCCTTTAGCCGGGATAGATTTTTTACATGTTTTATCAAAAATCTCAAAATAGAAATCTTCAAAACTGTCCCATTTTTTCCGGACAAACTGAAAAAGGTCAAAAACATGTTTCTGGGACACCTTTTTGGTTATTGAATATCAAGAGTTTGCGAAGGTGGGGGTGTCCCAAAAAAATCGGAAATTATAGATTTCATTTATGGCGGAGGGAGAGGGATTCGAACCCCCGGAGGGCTGTTAACCCTCAAGTGATTTCAAATCACCCGCCTTCGTCCGCTCGGCCATCCCTCCTTATGAGAGAATTATATTATAATAATCAAACCTAATTTTTTCAAGAGGTTTATTTGTTATGCTTGAAGAATTTGTAGAAGAAATTTTTATAGAAAGTGCAAATTTAAAAAAAGAATTTGTTTTTGAATATGCTGAAGATATAGTAAATCTTGGATTATTAATAGCAAAGAGATTAGAAATGGGATATAAAATTTTAATTTGTGGAAATGGCGGAAGTGCAGCAGATAGCCAGCATTTTGCAGCGGAAATAATTGGTAGATTTGAAAAAAATAGAAAAGCTTACCCAGCTATAGCTTTAACAACAGATACTTCTGCCTTAACTGCAATAGGAAATGATTATGGTTTTGATGAAATATTCTCAAGACAAGTAGAAGCTCTTGGGAGAAAAGGAGATATTCTAATAGGAATATCAACTAGTGGAAACTCAGTCAATGTTATAAAAGCAGTAGAAAAAGCAAAAGAATTGAATTTATTTACAGTTGGATTTTTAGGAAGAGATGGAGGAAAATTAAAGGATATAGTGGATAAAGCTTTTATAGTTAAGCACAATAACACTGCAAGAATACAAGAAGTTCATTTAACATTAGAACATACATTATGCAAAATTATAGAGATGTATTTAACAGGAGAAATATCTAAAAGCTAATTACTTAACAGTTTTATTTTATCTTCTAACCACTTCTTATATTTACCATCAGAAAGTTCTAAAGCTTTTTTATACATATTAAGTGCCATTTGCTTTTCTCCTAACTTTTCATAAATTTTTCCTGCTTTTACAGCAAACTTTGTGTTCCCTTCTTCTGCTAAGTTTTCAAAAATTTCCGCAGCAGCGTAAAGATTTTTTTCCCTTAAATAAATTTTTCCCAATGCTTTTGCTACAAGATTAGGATTTGAAAGTTTGTAATAAGCCTCTTCTAAAATTAGCTTAGATTTTTTTTGTTTTCCCAGTTTTTCGTAAGACTTATGCAGTAAATAATATGTTTTATCTAAAAGATTATCGTTCTTTACATTACTAATTATTTTTCTTGAATATCTTATAGCTGCTTTATAGTGTTTTAATCTAAAGTTAAACAAGGCTATCTTATAGAGTATGTAATAATCTGGATTTAATTGGTAGGCTTTTCTATAAAAATACAATGAACTTATAATATCCCTTTT